CAGCATCTTCGCGGCAACCTCAGCTTCGGTGGGTTTGGTCGAATCATCCAACCACTCAAGGCCGTCATAGGTGAATCCGCGAAGCGTCCAGCGTGCGCCGGGGCGCAGCGTTGCAAGGGCTGATTCGATCGTCATACGGTGTATTCCTCCACGAGAATCATGGCCGGGTCGGTGGTGCTGAAATACGTCGCGGCTGATGAATTGAGAAATTGGAGTGTGACTGTGTTTCTGTCGGTCCCCATTCGGAAGCGAAGGGTTTCGGTGCCTGAAAATGAGTCAATCCAGAAGACAAGATCAAACGGAGAAACCACAGCATTCGACGCAAGCAACACCCTGGATGCTGACGCGCTAGCTGCCGATCCAACGAATAGAGCGCAGCCAACAAAAGAAGCCCCGGAAACCCGGTAGAATCCGGAAACGGTAACCTTCAACTTGTTGGACGCGCTGGACGGGGTCACGGAAACCGTCATGAACTCCGCGCCCTCGGAGCTTTGTGGGACCGTGTCGTCAATCGGGAGGATGTTGGTCGTGCTCCCGGTCGTGGTCGTGGTCGCAACCCAGTAGTTGACAACCTTTCCCGCGGATGCCGTGGCCGGAACCCACTCCGCCCCGTTCCATTGCGCTACCTGTCCAGTCGTGGCGCCTGACTGAGTAAGCTTATTTAGCGCAAGTGAAGTTATCCAAGCAGGATCGGCCGCAGGAGCAATGGTTGTAGAATTACTTCCGGCAGATGCAGTGACATCACCGGTAAGTGCAGCGCGTCGCACGCTACCGCCGTGAAATTCTAAGCCTCCACCAAGACCAATCTCCTGAACGTCGCCAGCAGAACCTGAATGATTACCTAGGAACTTATTAGCTCCTACCTCAAACAACTTAGCAGCGGTAACTGCACGAGCTTCGATAGTCCAGACAGAACCACCAGAACTGACAACAATATCTCCCTTGTCACCGTCCGGAATGCCTCCGCCAACGATAGCAATACGAGAAGCAGAAGCGATGTTGTTAGTCCAGCCAGACGTAGAAAGGTACTGTCCAACCAAAGGCATCGTGCCTGTACCGCCAACCCAATCTTTGACTTGAATGTAGTAGTATGTTCCATCGTCAGCAAGGCCAAGCACAGGAGACCATCCTGCGGCCATGTAGACTTGGAACGTACCAGAGGTAGTCGAGATAGCAGAAGAGAGAAGCGATGGCAAGTTAGCCAAAGCTTCTCTTATCTGGAGCAGTTCGTAGTTTGTGTCGTTCGCACTCATTTCTTGGTACCGAAGTACAAGCCAAGAGCCATAAGTATTGCGGAATACAGAGGCTCTTCTACCTTGATTTCGAACAAAGACATTGCACAAACCGTACCCACTATGAGGAGTGCGATGATTGCACGAATGCTTATGTCAAAACGGTTAAAGAGACGGAAACCGGAAGATTTCGTCTCGTCTTTATTTTCGTCTCCTATGCTCATGAAGTAAACTTTTCCAACGTTTCTTGATTGCGTTTAAGCTGGTAACGTGTAGATACCAATACCTCTTTGTTCTCTTGTAGAGCAGCGGTATTATGATCTACACATTTGATAAGCTGCGCGAGAGACTCTTCACGCGCACGGGACTGTTCTTTCAGGTCCGCACGCAAACCTGAGGATTCTTCACGGAACGACTTGACAGCCCAGATTGCAGCAGCGATACCCAGAAGAATTAGAAACCAGACTTGAATGCTGGCTTCTGACGAACCGAGTTGCTGGGCAGCGGAAATCGGATCGTTCATTGGTTATTTGATTACGTGGACATACCAGTCGCCAGCCATGGTTACGCCATTCGTAGCATGTGCGTTATAGATCCATACGCGTACAGTATTCGCGGAAGGGACAGCACCAGAAGCGATAAGAGGTTCTGCGGCGCTGGTATAGTATGATATAGCAACAGCGTCTCCGGGGACAACGCCGGGAACAGTAACAGTTTCAAGTGCATAAGCACCGGCCGCAATAGTGTCGGACGGATTAAACAACACTTTAATCTTCCCGGCAGGCACACGAGCCTCAACGTTCGTTAGGCGAGCAGCCAACTTGCGAATCTGTTCAACAAAGTACTTAGGTGTCATATCTGATTAATTGAAGTTAGGAAACTAAAAAGAGGGCATACGATGTATGCCCTCATGTTTAGTCGCCTTACTGCATCGGCAGATAGGTCGTGTTATACGATCCAGTGCCGAGGGCCTTAATCGTATAACCGAACGTATAGCCTACAGGATCGACCGGCTCGAATACAACCGTAGAGTTCGCAGGAACGGTAACGGTATAGACTCGCTTCATCTCGTTCGTGGACGCGGCAACGAGTGCAAGAACAGAAGCACGCACAACATTTGTCACAGACTCAGAGCGTCCGAGAGGATTGGTGTACGTGACAACTTCGTTCGTCGTATAGAAGGTGCGCTTGTAGAACGCAGGCTTAACTCGATTCGTCGTAGTCGCCGTATCGGAATCATAGACGATGAACGTGTTAGCAGATCCGGACGTGTCAGTCAGTTGGAGATAGACCAACTGGCCGGGATCGGTGGAGATGACGTTGTTAGTGGCAGTCAGATTACCACTAACAATGTTCTGCGCAAAGGCAGTGACTGACAGGAACAGTGCAACAAGCAGTACAAGAAACTTCTTCATGGAATTATTGGTTAAGTTAGAGTATCAGATTACCAAGCCAGAGCCTCAGACGTACCACGCTTATAGAAGATCGGCAAGATATTAAACGGATTCACAGGCATAACGCCGTGAACAGTGGAGGCGATGAGCTTAATGTGCTCATCCCAAGTGTTGGCTTCGAGGTTACCGTCGGAGTCCTTCACGAGGAAGTTACGCGTAGCCTGAACCTGACCGTTCCAGTTAAGGGCATTGTACTTGTTCAAGGACATTCCCTTACCAGTGAACTCAGAAGGCGGAGGTCCAACGTCGATGGTCTCGATAGGATTATAGCCGATCAAGAACGCAACGCCAACCGGAGCCTTACGGTAGTCCGGATGGAAGCGGGTGATGTAGCCCTTGTCACCGGAGTAGTTCGCATCGTTGTACTCCTGCTCGATCTGGATGTCAGGCAACGTACCGTCTTCCTTGAAGCGCAACGGGAGCGGATCATGACGGAAGATGATGTTGTCAGAGATCGTGCCCTTGAAGCGCGAGTTGATGATGTCCATGGCCAACGGCTTGACGTTGTTGACCGTGGTATCGTAGGTAAGGCGAGTCCAGAGTTCGGAAGCACCGATCAGGACATACTTACCCTTAGCAACTTCGTTGTCGCGAGGATTGCCCTTCTTCCAGCCTTCCATGGGCGCCATGCCGATATCGTTGCAGGCGAGGTCACGGATAGCGCAGATGGTGCGGAAGTCAAGAGTCGTAGGTCCGAGTTCCTGAATACGAGCAGCGACCCAGCTAGCATCCTTCACATTCGCGGACGGATCGGTAGGATCACCGAACGGCACAGACTCGTCGTAGGCAGTATCGGTAGACGAGCCACGGCCAACATGATACGCATGACGCGCGAGGTGCAGACCCTGATCACGAATGAAGAAGTCATTCGACACAGAAATTTGATGAGCGATGTCAGTCATCTGGAACATCACATTCTTCCGGAAGTCACGGAAGTCAGGAATCCAGTTGATCTGCTGCGACATGTACTTGTGCCGCTTGACACGAGCTTGGTTCTGCAGTTCGCGATTGCGGTACGTGTTGATCTTCGCTTGCTCGGTGATGTTATTCGGCCGATGAGTCTGCGAAGTGATAGGCGAACGCTGAGGCATGATGCCAACGACAATGTCGCCATTGTTCTGCTTCCAGCGCATGCTTCCGAATTGATTACCCCAAACAGAGGAGTATTCGTAAGCGTTGAGTTCCTGAGCGGCCATCTGCACGGGCATACGCGTAAAAGCGTTTGCATCCTGCACAGAATAGGTAACGTTCGTGGGCGGAGTGATTCCAATAACTGAAGGCATATAAGTTTTGTTTTGCTCCGCCGGTGCAAAAGAAAAGCCACCGACGGAAAGGCTACGGTTGAACTGCGAGGTTCACCGCAACGCTCACCATAGGTGGCTATTGCAGACTTACGAGAGACTCGTAAGTTACTTACTCTGAGATGTTTATTGCAGAGAGCGTGCCAAGTTAATCGTCGATGGAGAATGGAACGGTATCTTCAACGGACCCTTGACCGGCAGGAATAGGCTTCGGGACAGATGGGGTTTTAGCTGTGTGGGCAGCGAGTTGCTTCTCAAGTTCAGCGATCTTGGCAGCAGTGCTCGCATGCAGTTGCGAATAAGACACGTAAGCCTGTGCAAGAAGCTTGGTCTGCGGAGAGCCACGCAAGGGTTCAGGAGTGATCTGGTAGGCATACTCGTAGACGGACTTCTCTTCCGGAGAGAGTTTCTCGACAGCAAAACCGGGGAACAGTTTATCGTCAATCTGTTTCAGTTGTTGTGCGACAGTAGCAACTTGTTGCTTGTAGCGTGATTGGTACTGCTGTGTGGCGAGTTTAGACTGTTGTTGCAGTTGAACGTACTTGTTAAGCTCAACTTGCAAGTGTGCCATTACTTGTCCGTTGACTCGTCCGTTCAGCTTAAGCTCTTGCAGTTGACCTTGCTGATTGATGATCTGTACATCTTCACCTTCGGACGCACGTGCTAGTTGTGTCTGGAAGAAGTTAACCAGTTGTGTTGAGTTATCTTCCTGTGTGAGGAGATTTGTGAACTCCGGTTGAAGCATAAACGCTTCTGGATGTTCGTACAGGTAGACAGGCTCTTTGGGTTTAGAAGAGACTTCTTTACGGAGAGTTTCGAGTTCTTCCTTGTCCTTCTTAGCCGCGACGAACGTATCACGGAAACGGTTGAATGCAGCATTAGGAAGCTTCTTAAGAGCGTCTACGTCCGCGGGATCGAAGACTGAATAGTCTCGCTGCGTTTGTGTGAACGCGAGAGGTTCGGCAGGTTCGGCAGGAGTTTCGACCTTAGGTTCGGCAGGAGCTTCGGTCTTTGCCTCAACCTTAGCTTCCGTAGAAACTTCTTCCTCCGTGAAGTCTACATCGTCAGGATCAGGCGCACGCTTGCTGTCGTCAGCCGGACGTTCGCCTACGGGAACAACTTGTCCCTTTTCATTGATAGTGAACTTTCCATTTGCAGCGGTGTTCGGATCATTGTGGCTGAGTTGCGAGTCTTGTCGCCCTTGCGGGGGCCGCTGCGCGGCGCCGGGAGGACGAAAGTCTTCCTTGGGCGCAGGCCCGTCCGTGCGCATGGGGCGTTGGGAGGGCGCCACCGCTGGCGCGGTGACGCCAGAGGGAACTTGTTCACCGGTCGAAGGTGCCGCAGGAGCTTTTGCCTGTGCAGTTCCGCGGGCCGAAGAGAGCATTGCAGCGAGGCCACTGCCTGTGGTTTCTGCGGGCATAGGAATCCGAACTGTCGTAGGAGTGCTTACTGGCATATTTCTATCCTTTCAATCGTTTGTCGAAGTGTTGCTTGTCTAATAAGTAGTATGCGAAGCTGACTGTCAGCAGAAGTCGGGCTAAGCGATAGAGCCTCTGCGGAACGTGTCACGTTGTCTAGGTCATCCTTGAGGAGTCGCAGGAGGTGTTGGGTTTCCTCCCTGCGCAGCCATCCCGCCCATGCGGCCTTGGACCTGTACTGCGAGTTGTTGGAGCTGTTGGGCGTGGGGTTGCCACTCTGGTCGAAGGTTTCCGGTGTCATCGGTGACTGCTTGGTTAAGGAGTGTTGAAAGTGCGTTGATAAGATTTCCGTCGTTAGGCTGTGCCATTGCTTGGATGTAGCGTTCGGCGGTCGCAGGATAGCGTTCGCGCAGATAGTCGGACATAAACGCTTGTGCGGCGCCGGTGTTCATGACAAGAGGCATATCCTGTTGCATGGACATAATGCGCTCTTGTTTCTGTACATAGTCAATGTCACCTGCGGACTTGATTACGTATTCAATGGCAAAGATTGCCGGATCAAGTCCAAGATTAAGTGCACCTTTCAAGCACTGTGACTTAATGATCTCGTAGGCGCGCGAACCAATAAGGCGCACAGGAATAGACAAGAACAGTACCTGTACGGAATTGATCTGTGAAGAAGCCAGGTTCGCAGACTGTACTTCCGTAGCAGTCTTGCGCGAGTCTTGTCTATTATTGACTGCCCAAGCGATCTGGTTGTTCGCGGAAGCATTGCCTGTGTCAAGATGGTCTAGTGCCTTGAACAGCGTGGCGTCTGGGTACGGAGCGGCCCACGGAACCATAGGACGATCCCAGATCTTTCCGGGAGCGATCTCTGTGTCTAGCTGTTTTGCGGCTCCGGAAGCAGCATAGTTCTTGTCCTCTCGCGGAGACCATTGAATGATAGACGCAGCATAGCATCCGTTCACACCAGCGGTCGTAAGGACAGACTGTGCGTTCTGTAGAGCTTCTGCCTTCTGTGCGTGGCCAAGCTGTTGAGCGATCTTCTTCTCTTCTGTAATGGAAGGAGAGAATGGGATGTAATGGTATTCTGATTCTGGGATGTCAGTGTAGGTGACCTGTTCGGTCATCTGCATTGTGCCAGGGATAACAATCTGTTGAACTTGTTGGACGCACCGACCGTTCATGAACACCTTAGGCCCAGACAGTGTCTCTGTAACGTCACAGGAATACCAGACTGTATAGACAATGCCTCCTAGCTTGTAGAAACACTCGTAGACCTGAACGAGACTGCCGAGCGACGTAGAGGATTGTTGACTCTCTACGTGTTGCTTAAGCTTATCTACTGCGGTAGGATTGTTGAACTTACCGGACTTAACGTAGGCGTCTAGGTCTACGGAAGAGATCGAGTAGGCGCGCGCAACAATGGGTGACTGTTGAATAGACTCACAGTCTCTCATGTAGAGCAGCGAGTCGGAGCCTACGTGGTTAACAGCAACATGTCCAGGCTTTGTCTTATCGTGGACAACTTCCACGTAATCACAGCCGTGGAGCAGTCCGCCGTCGATCCAGCGAATGTAGTCTACTTCCCAGCCAGGATATTGTAGGACATTAGTGACAGCGATCTCTAGTTGATTTGCAGAATGGCCCGGCGCGGAGACTGGTTCGAAGATACAGAAGCGCCGGGAACCTTTCAGGTACTGTAGATAGGTAGGCACTTCACGTGACACATTAGTGTCAATAGTGCGAATGGCTACGTAGGTTGCGCCTTTAGGGACTTCTCCCTTGGCTTTCATACCGTCTACGTCTGCGAGATTACGCCGCAGTTTACGGTTATCCTCGACGCGCTGGAGATAGGTAGCGTGTGAGTTCTTCAGACGGTCGAACTCGCTACGGAATATTTGTGGATCTTGTAGGTTCATGTTAGAAAGGTCGGTCGTCGGACTCGAACGGGACTTCGTCGTTAGCGAAATCTTGCTGTTCCTTCATCTCGTCAGGTTGTCCGTCATCTTCCTCTTCAGCGATCGAGATAAGATCTCCCACGACAGTCTGTACTTCTTTAAGCTCGTCAGTCGTTAGACCTTCAAGCATTGCTTTTAGTTCGTCACTCATTTGTAGATTACGTTAAAAAGGCCATTGGATACGGACATCGAGCGATGTTTAGCGAAAGGATCGAAAGGCTCTACCGCTTGGAAAGCCTTCTCTTCGTACTCTTGCACAAAGCGAGCCACCTTGGCTTCTCGTGAGATTTCTTCACCCTGTTCTCCGTTCATGAAAGACTCGATATCGTAGCCTGAGTAGGCAAGCACGTAGGCGTCTGCGCAGTCCGGTGAATACCCTAGACGTCCTTTGGCTTTCTTCTTATCTTCTAGCTGTAGCTTTTGCTTGTCGTTCGTAAAGTATCTACGAGTCGTGAGTTGCTTTAGCCATTTAGGATAACAGCCGAACTGTTTGGGCGGCACAAGAAGGCCGAGCACTACCAGTGTCTTGATACGGAAGTACATCTCTGCGCCTATGTTTGCATAGGAGTTCGTGTCGTACGCTGGTGATTGATTATTGATTAGTCGTAGCTCGTAGCCTGCCTCGCAGACACGTTTGAGGATAGGTGCACCAATACCACCAGCATCACCGGAAGCATTTTCAGGCAACAAGCCATGACGCGCTTTGCCAAGATTTAGTTGTTCGATAATCCATGCATGCAATATGTTCGGCGATCCTGTGTGTGTTTCTGCGTGATAGATGCACGCATTGCCTTGGACTATCCAGAACTCAGAAGGATCGCCGCCTAGACCAATGTCTACGCCCGCACGGACAGGTAAGTGATAAGAGGAGGATTTAGGTATTTCGTAGGAGAACAGATCGGATGGAATCACAACCTCTTCAGAAGATTCCCAGAACTCTGCTAAGATACTGGTTTTGTATACGTAAGAGTTTTCGGTAAATTTGAGGCGTGTCTGTTCAATCTGCACCCTTGTAATGTTCGGACACTCGAATGCGGTGACACGACGGGTAAAGTTCTTACCCAACGTCATGTGGTCGAACGTAGACAGTTCTACTGATTTGTAGAACTGTCCAGATCTACCGCCGGGTGACGATACTTGAATCCAATGAGAATAACCGCTGAAGCGCTGGAAGGCTTCGTAGAGAGTGTCTTTGATTGACTTGGCTTCGTTGATGATGATAAACATCTTGTTGTCCTTCGACTCAGGAAAAGGATGTCTACCTTCTACCTTTCCTGGTTCGTCAGAACAAAAGCCAATGATCTCTGAACCTGTATATGTGCAACGTAGGTTCAGTTCACGTATCTCGAAGATCTCCTCTCCGTGGGCAGCATTGATTGCCTCAGCTAGAGATAGGATTGACGATCGGAATGTCTGCTCTTTAAGCTGTGTGTGCGAGTCAGACGTAATGACAATCTTACAGCGGATGTAACGCATCGCGGCCCAGACAGCGATAGGCGCAATAATGTACGTATCCTTTCCAGAACCGTTTGCGGCTACAAGATTGTAAATGTAAGGATCCTCTTGCGTCGGATCTTGCCACTCTTCGCGCGGAAGGTCTTCTAGGTTAATGTCTCCACCGATACGGTAGAGTTCTTCCTGTTGCCACGGATGTGGTTTTCGGGATGGCGCGTAGGTGGCAAGCAAGGCGAGTGGCGTGGAGAAGTTAAAAGCCTTAGGATTTGAAGGCCATGAAAATTTGGCTTTGGGCCCCGGGGGCGCGGGGGCGGGCGCGGTGGGGGCGCGGGGGCCAGGGACGGCAGGTTCAGGGTTACAGTCTTGCTGGAATAGGTTTGCCGGTACAGTGTTAACGTACTGTGACAGGTCTACTTCTGCAAAGGCAGGATCTTCTGCGGCATTGTTAAGAAGTGATTGTTGCGCCGCACGTTGACGCAATGCGAGTACTTGTTCTTTAGATAGTTTAGGCATCGATGATAGGGGAGATTGTTTTCATTTCGCGGCGGAGTTTTAGGCTGTCCGGTACAGCGTTCTGTGCACATTCTAGAGTGGCAAGCATTCGAGTAGTGAGTTCTGAGTTTGCGTCTAGGTTTCGGTGTTTAGAGTCATTGCGTCCTTTTAGTTCGTCTACTAGCCATTCGATGGCACCCTGACGAGTTCTTGCTGGTGCGCCGGGGTCGAAAGCTATTTGTTTCGAAACTGTCATTAGTGCCGGAATGTCTTCGAGCGAGGGCGCCGACAAGGCCATCCGTACTTCCTGCACAGGGATTCCTAGCGCGGACGCTATGTCGTCGTGGGACAATGAGGGATCGGACGTGGCGATTCTTGAGATTTGAGTAAAGAGGTGTGACATAGGAGGAGCTTTGCTAGTTGTGTGCCTACGACATTTTACCCGATACCAAAAATTGAAAAAATTTGTGAGGATGTCTGGTTCCAAATAGCCCGCCTTTTCTGGGGCTCCCGGCAGGGTCAGGATTTCTGTCATGACAGAAAGGACAGAAACTGACTTGCCTAGGCCGACGGTTGCAAAGAGTTTGCAATTAGGTTTGACGCCTAGAAACCTTGAATGTCTACTTGTCTAGTAGAGAAGTAGAGAAGTAGACTAATAGAGATTAGATATAAGTCTAAGTAATTGTCTTCTATACTATATAGATATAATTATATTTATTTTATACTTATATTTTACTTATATATAATACTTTCTATATTACCCTATCTGTCCTAAATCTTATATAGGAATTTACCTATACCCACCTTGAAACCTATACCGAAAAGGGAATTTCGGATCACAGACGTAATCCTTTCGGATCACAGATGTAATCTCTGACGGACCACAAGCGTAGTCCACTCCCACGGCTCCCCGTCAGCTCACTTTCGTTACCGATAAAGAGAAACCAACTTTTCGTTTTCTACCCAAGTCACAAAAGCTTAAGCTGCAAGGGTTTACAGAGGAAAAACGGGGTGGTTTTGATAGGGTTTTGGGAGCCTTTCCCACAAAGGAGGAAAAGAATCGAAAAAAGGGGTTGCTCCTTTGGGTGGACTCTGCTTAACTGGTGGCCAGTCCGGTTTCCAAACCCGGACGACGGGCCTGATGAAATGTCCGGCCGGAGCTTCCCACGGCTCCCGTAGTCTGCCCGATGGCAGTCTTCCGAAAACGCTATTTGACATGACAAGGTAACAGACGACGGGGCAGATGCCCTAGCCAGTAACTCTTTGCCCGAGTAGGGCATGCGAAACAGACGACGCCTAGACAGCCGGGACGTAGGAAAGGCCAGACTAAAAGCCTGAATCCTCCCAGCTATCAAAGCCGCTAACAGAGAGTGAACGCTAGCAAGCCAATGCCGCGCAATGGTCAGGATCCGAAAGGCTCCCCAGAATTGCACCGTCGGAAACTACAAAATCCTAGTTTGCTCCCGTCTGCCCTTGGAATGGTTCCAAGGGGCAGGAATGAAAGATCCAAGATTATGGCTAGCAAACTGTTCAATTCCACCAAGGCCCTTGCAATCGCTAACGGCATGGTGCCTTCCCAAGCTCACTATCTTGCCCGCATGGCTTCGGGTCATGCGAACGAAGTAGGCCTTGGCGAAGTCTCCATTGACGACATCGGCGCAAAGTCCACTAGCAAGGGTTTCACGACTTCCGTAAAGTCTAGCGTGAAGCGAGACTTGAAGAAAGGCGAACTCCTTACGGTTGGTGAAGTTGCCTTCCTCTTCGCATGCTGGATTCGTGACTCTGGCAAGGCATGGCCCTCCGTCCTTAGAACGGTTTCGCTCCCAACTGGATTGACTGCCGCTTATGTGGAGTCAATACGGAAAGAAGCAGAGGCCGCCACGAAAGACGCCAAGGCCAAGGATCCCAAGGCTTCAGAAATCGGATTCGACGCAATCGAAGCCGGTTATTTGAAGGCTTGGGAAGCGGAAGTCGAAGCCACAAACAAGGCCAAGGAAAAGGCCAAGGTGGAAACGAAGTAACTCCCTGCCCTTAGTCGCAAGACTAAGGGCAGACGAAAGCAAACTAGGGCAAACGAAGGAAGCACCAAAGACACTACAAGCTAACTTGTAAACCGTCCTAGACTCCCCTTCCTAACCGTTTGCACGATACAGGCAAAGCGTCTGACTTTCGCAGAAGCGCAGAGCAAAGCCTGTCAATTCTTCTATCCCGCACTTTCTAGGGAAATCCCGTTAGATATTACTGACACACAAAGGGGTGAAGTACACACAAGCGCGCAAGTGGTTTGCGCATAGCCTTGTGTCGAAATCAGAGAAGCGCGCTTAGCTTATGCAAGCGCGCTAGACTACGCCATCAATGATGAATTGACGCAGAAATGCGAGTGTGCTCCTTAATATCCTAACGGCGCGTGCCTTTCAGCCTGCGCAATACTCAAGTGCGCAGACATAGAAAGGCACACAAAATGACTACTGACAAAAGTCCGTGGGAAATGGGCTACGATGCTGGCATTTCCGGCAAAGAGCCTTCAACGTGTCCGTTTGAGTCCGCAGATGAACGGACAGAATGGGCGCATGGTTTTGACGCGGGTGAAAAAATCTACCTAGCTAATCTCGAATGACAAGCGCACAAATCGCGCTTTCACAATTACGTGAGAGCGCGTCAATCTCACGTCACGCTACTTTCAAGCATGATGTTCCCGTGCCTGTACGTGCTCACGTACAGGTTACCAAACCCATCAGCAAGCGCTCTGCTAAGTCTATGGGACGCAAGACAATAACGCTAAAAGTAAAAAACTGGCAAATCAATGCCGGACACTTCTCATGATCGAACCAACAGATTACGAAGACTATTCTTCGTGGGACGAGTACAATGCACTTATGCGCGCTCATGACGCATACGAGAATGCACAATGGCGCGTTTGCGGACTAGCTTGGGGAATGCCCTTTGGTCCTTATGTTATCGCAGCACTTAGTCACTAACCCTCAGCCCTAGCCACAAGCTAGGGCTTTTCGCGTTGGCAGATGGTAAACTGTCACAGAAAGGAGGCTAATATGAATCGTTACTAATCGTTAACTAACAAGCCCTAGCACTCAAAAGGTGCTAGGGCTTTTCGTATCGTAAATAAGCGCGTACACTCGGCATTCAGTCGAGTGTACGTTTTTATTTATGGAACAATTGATTCAAGGTTTCTGCTTTATGAAGTCCTTCGGTGCGTTGCAAGTTAGCCTGCATGACTGCTTGATGCATGTCACCTTCAAGTCGTCAAACGACGCTTTTCATTTCCGCAACACAACTTGTGGTGCTGAAATGGACAGTGAGTTTACAGTGCGTGTTGAGCTTAACACGTTCTTGGGCTCGCTTGATAAGGCTACTAAGGCTGTTTAACCACAAGCCTCTCAGGAGGCTCTTCTATTTCGTAAATAAGCGCCCGTGCATGGATTAACCGTGCACGGGCTTTTGTTTATGCCTGACACTAAAGAACCACTCCGTTACCAAGGACAGATTCCTACCATCAGACTCCTCCGTGAACTTCACGCAGCGCTTGGTAAGAACTGTCCACTCATCGACGCAAAGTATGCTTCTGAGTATCCCAATGAAGCCGCTGAGTACTTCAGCGCAAACAAGACACTTGAAGGCTTTTACGACGAGAAGGATCTCATTCATCGTGTGAAATCTCGTGTAGGCGTCGGTGATCTTCATACACTCATGATGCTGACAGTGCATCGTGGTGATAACGATGGCATGACCCTTGTCGCTAAAGCAATCCGTAAATTTGGAGAGGCTTATCACATTTCGTAAACTGCAATCCTTGTAGTGGGCGCTCCGCGCGACCCCAAGGACAACAGTTCCTCCTGAGCGCCGGACGAGGGCGCACGCAGCCGCTTCGCGACTCCGTGCGCTCCCGTGCGAGTCACGCGCCACAACTCCGTGGGCGCGGCGGTTGCTCCTCCACTTTACTGTCAGCGAGCGAAGCGAGCGACAAGGTCAATGGGTCTATTGATTCATTGGTCTACTTATCTACTTGTTAACCTTCGCAGCGAGCGCAGCGAGCTACACGTATAGCAGGTCTATTGAAATAGCGCAGCGAGCTACAAGGTCTACAGTTTAACCTTCAACTCATCACTTTATGCAAGAACTAGATCTAATCATATTTCTTCGTCTACTTGTTGGACGCAAAGTACGACTAGCAGACGGCCTAGGCGACAACTCATGCGATGGCGAGCTTGTAGAGCTTATGGTCAATGCTGAGGCGCGCTTTGGTGTACGTGTCAATGATACACTTACAGCATTGTTTCGCATTGGTAAAAATACTAGTCTCGTCATAGATGCTAGTGGTTTTGTGCAGATTAACCTTTAGCCTTTAACCTCAGCCAGTCCATCCTCCCGATGGACCTTGTGCCCTCACACCAAAGCCTCCACGTTGGCGAGGGTGGACACAGACAATGTCGTCTGTGACTAATTTGGTAAATGAATATGCAAGATCCAGAGTTCACATACGACGAACGTACAGCGCTCCGTGCCGCAGCAGGAGCCGCCATTAAGCAGAACGAACTTAGCCGTCGAAAGCACAACAACGCTCGCTTCTATCTGTTACACCACAACGTAAGCTTCAATGAAACACAGATGGGTGAGATTGCTGAGCGCATCACCAACACCATCAATGATCTGAAGTCTGCCATCGTAAAACTCTAATCAATCTCCTTATGTCCAAACTATCTAAAGAAGCCATCAAGTTTGTAGTCGACCAAGCAATCCTCCAAATCGCAGAGAACATCCGCGAATGTTTCAAGAAGTTCCCGATTCCACAACAACTTACTAAGGAAGAGGCAGCAGAGACTTTCGTGCGCGAAATGGCCCTTCGTTCCGCGGACGTTCCTGAAGTATGCACCACTGAAAAGGCCCTCCGGATGGTGTCCGCTTCCGCGTTTCTCGCAGAGCACTGCGACGAGATTGTCGCAAAGGTTCTTGAACTGGAAAGTAAAACACCAACTATTGTCGAATGAGCACTGAAACAAATCCCGTTAAGCTCGAAATTATCGAGCGCATCCGTGCTGCGGACTTCGGCAAGGATCACCTCACCGAACCAATCCATGAGATGCTTCTCTCTAACATGGACGCACTCGTTGGCACCAACGTACTCACCACGTACGAAGCATGGTATGGTCGTGTGTGGGCAATTCATGGCCACAACGGTAAGTACATCATCAAGCGACTCAATGGAGCTAATGCTGGCACTTTAGTTCCATAACCCTTTCACAGCTCACAGACCTGTTGTCTGTGCATAGCAATCTGCACTAATGATAGTGTAGATATACTATGAATTAATATGCCTGCCTTATCACCTTCCGATCTTCTCCGCCAGCGTCGTGCCAGAGGATGGCTCGACGATAACACTTCCGACTGGGGTCCAACTGCCGATGAAACTCCAACATTCTACGCCTACGTGCACGGACACGACCAGCCTGTCTATGCACCCTCCATCATCCAGCTCTGCATCGAAGGCTCTGAACTTTTAGGAGATAAGTTTGTACTATGAATTGCACCCGCTGTGGCAAACGCATCCCACCCGAACGCCTCGCGCTCGTTGACACCACTCATTGCGTGGCCTGTTCCGACACGCCAGCATATAAGGGTATGCTCTCGTTCTCGCATAAGACCGGCGGCTCGGTACAGCCTATGCGTCCAGAGACTTACAATAACATGAAGCGCTATACTTCACGTAAGGGCAAGCGCTCTAACCTCGGTAGCTTCTTTGGTAACCATTCACGATCATGAGAACCGAACGCACACGTGCCGTATTACCAACACACCTTCACGCAGGCACTGAACCTAATATCCCTAAGGATATCTACAGTAAAGCACGGCAAGGTTTCACTCAATGGAAACAGAACCGTGCTGATGCAGGTAAGCCATTGACTACAGAACTACCTAACCCTTGGCGCAAAGGAAGAAAGTTTAACAACGAACCACGCAACCCATGAAAGCAAGACAAAACTCAGACGATTCCACCAGAGCCTACGAACGTGATGCTAAGATGACACCTGCATCCAAAGGTAAAGGCTTATGGTACTATGCACAAATCTTAGGAGAACTTATCTTAGTCCTCCTGTTCCTCGTGTCCACACTCCTCATCTGTTTAACCATCATGCAAGGTTAACACTCCCATGACAACCATCTACGTCCCTCCTGAACTCTCACCCCGTAACTCTCCTCGTGTTACTCAAGTATGTGCCGCAGTAGTTGACTCTCTTTACCGTGCGCTTACCGTAACCTGTGAGACAGGTCGCACTACAGGTGCAGAGTTTGACAAGGTAGTTAACCTAATCAATCACCGTGACGCACTTATCCTTGACGAATCCACCTTAACAACCGAATGTGTTGGACAATTACTAGGAGGTAATTAATTTACTGATCCGCCCGACACAGACTTGAGCTTGGCACGCTCCCAGCTTTACTCCAAGCTCAAGTTTGAACGGACTGATTAGTCCTCAACGAAACACAAAACGATACACAGATATGTCTAACGAAGTTATCACGCCAGCCACTGTCGAGAACAAGAAGCCCACCGTTCGTCCGCTCCTCGGTGAGAACGATGCGCAGTTGTTCCTCGTGGTCGGCGACGCTAAGCTCCCCATGTTGGAGCGCACCACGCCTGCTCACACCCGCAAGAAGAACGGTGTCAGCGAGCAGGTCGCAGAGAAGACCGACTACGTGGCTGACTACTCCGACGGAATGCAGTATGTCCGTGCCGCTACTGTGGCACTGACGCAGGCACCTGTCGAAGATCGTGCCGCGCTTGCCGAACGGATCTTCAGTAACTGGGTCGACGACTCCATCGAGAAGGGTGTCGTGCCCAACCCGTCTGTCGCCGGTGAGACCATGTGGGACGAGACCGTTGCCTCGAAGAACCTTCTCCTTGCTCGCACCAAGCGCGCTGCCGGTCAGTCTATCGAAGACCTGCGCAAGGAGATTGGCGACCTCAACGCCGCACTCGTGCCGATCATGGAGCAGATCATGGCCGGTCGAGAAGACGAGTCCACCATCGACTGGTCTGTCGTGCACAAGTTTGCTGGCGACAAGGTGGTCGAATTCGAAGCACTCATCGAGTGGAAGATCGCTGCTTCCGAGCGCGTGAAGAACATCACGGCTGCCCTGCGAGCGAAGACCGAGGCCATCGAGCAGGCCAAGGCCAAGCGCGCCGAGAAGAAGAAGGCCAAGAAGGGCGAGTCTCCTGTCGGCGCCGCGGCGAGTGCTGCGGTGTAAGTGGCGGTTGGTACACGCGAAGCGTGGGTTGCGCGCGTAGCGCGGGCGTAGCCCACAACATAACACGCCTGAACCAGTAGCCAAACAACAAGCCCTGTGCTGAGTAATCGGCACAGGGTTTTTATTTGCCTATTGTCTACGTGTGAAAAAGTATAATAATAAATCGTTGGCACAACACTTGTTTACCTACAGTATATGAATGTCCAACTGCACCTCACCGAGTTAGCAGAACTCCTATTCCCTTCCCTCGAACTAGGTCTCGAAGAGGAACGAGCATGGGCCGCGCGCAATATCATTGACTACCATTGCGCAGAGTGTCGGGTTATTAACTCCTCTCTTGCAGTAGCAATCAAAGAGTCAGACCCAGAAGCTAAGGTCTTTCACGTACAGATTGCTGGACCTGACAATCGAGTCTTCATCCTTTGGCGCACACAGAACTGGCGCGAGTCTAAACATAGGCGCTTAGCACTTAAGACTTCTCTCGCCCTTGAGAAACACCAACAAGACATACTCAAGGCAGACACCGCAGAAGAACTAGCGCACCGTAAGCTGTGCGTAGAGTGGCTCGCTCGTGTAGCCTCTAAGTTCTGTGACATCTGTATCGGTTACAAGGTATCGTTCCTACGTGACGCTTTTTATAAGTTAGCCTCACGTGCGAACTATGACATGGAAGTTTTGTACTCTGCTTTGATTGAGATAGTCGATGAAGATTCTCTCAAGCAAGTATGGGTAGGCGCACCTCAACGAAAGAATAAAGATGAACAAAGAAAACCAGAAGAAGTTCAAGAAGTATCAGCAGATCGCAGTGCGAATTAAGAAGTCGCAAGCAAAGGTTGATAAGTTGTACGAGGCTTACGAGAAGGTAACCAATGACCAAGCTGCTGCTATATCACAGGTAGAGAAGAAGTTTGCACCTAAACTTAAGAAGGCATACGAAAGTATGGCTAACCTGCGTGACGACACAGAACTCTGGCGTTCTGCACTCAGTGCTATCCGTAAATCCCTCGTCTCCTCCGACAACCCCGACCGCAAAGAACTAATCGACATCCTCATCAAGGACTAACATGCCAAACGTAAAAGTAAGAATTGGTTGGTGGCAATGCACTGGCATGGATGAAGTAAAGATCCATGGCTATGAATTTAACCACGCAAATCCGACGCACCCATGGTTAAGCATGTTGCCTACTGGTGTGCGTGTACACTGGAACAATAAAGGTGAGTCATTATGCGGCAAATACAAGTTGGTTACGTTCATCTCACCTACAAGAGATAAGAATCCACGTGACCTAAGCTTCACTGAACTTAGGTTAAAGCACGCTAAAGCAAACGTCCGTTCATTGGAACAACACATAACTGATCTTAAAACCTGGCTCAAGGACTAACATGCCCATCACTATCCTCTCCAAGAAGCGAGATCCCGAAGAGGATCTACGTAAACGTCAAGAGGCACAAGTCTTAGCTGCCGCACAAGCTGCTAAGTCTCGTGTCATGCAGCGCTTCACCCTCGGACGCTGTGTCAACTGGCAACAGGTCTCCTCGATCCTAGACTTCGAGGTCTCCGAGCTATACTCTAAAGAAGCGTTCATCCGTGACAACGTAATCCAATACCTTGATTGGTACGTTGCCACTGCTGTTGCCCGTGAGCTTACTAAGTTCGACGAACAACAAGCTGCTGCTAAGGCTGCACTTGAACTGGTACAGAAGAACAACATTGCCTTCTCTAAAGTTAAGCTCCGTCCGCAGCAGAAGAAGGCACTCGACCAGATGATCGAAGCCTACAAGCAAGGATGTAAAGCTGTGATGGTGGCCATGGGCACTGGCCGCGGTAAGACCATCGTGTTCGGCGCATTCCTCCAATGGCTTAAGGATCAAGGTAAGCTGTCCCCGAACATCATCTACCCACAGGGTCTTGTCTGTACTAAGAAGCCTGTAGTCCTTGCTACTCGTGAGAAGATCGAGAAGTTCTTCGACATCCTCACTACAGGTGACTCGATGCCGAACTACGATGCCGAAGCAGGAGTATACCATTACTCTACCTTCGGCACCAAGAAGCACACTGCAATGTGGAAGAAGGATCGTCACACTGGCGAACCTCTCTATGATTCAGTAGAAGTCTACGGTTCGAAGGTCCTCTACCCACAGTGTGGCCTTGCCGAACCTATCAACGTCGCAGTCCTTGACGAGTGTCACGAACTTAAGAAGATGACCTCGCGCAGGACACGTAACATGCGAGGCATCCTGTCTTCGAAGGCTGCGCGCCAGTGTTTCTGGATCTTCGCTTCGGCCACACCTGCTGTGTGCCTTAATGACACACGTCTGTTCAACCTTGCCGCAGGTTTCGCTACCGAGGAAACAATGGCTGCCTTCCTTGGGCGCTTCGGCACTGACGCTTCAAAGCCTGACAACAAGGCAATGAAGAAGTACAATGACTTCCTAGGCATCCATCTTATACGTCCGCCCGAGGATAAGCTATCGTATAAGATCCGCAACCGCATCGACATCGTAGAGTTTCCTTCCCTCGAAGCAGAGCACGACTACCGAGAAGCAGAGAAGAAGTATGTCGATGCAGTAGAAGCATCGGGCGGTACAGTCGGTGACCTACAGATGGCACAGTTCGTTATCTTCCGACGCGCCGATGAACTATGTAAAGCACCAGTCTACGCAGACTACATGTGCAACGAACGTGCAGCCGGACGCGCACCTGTCCTTGCCGTCTGCTTTATCGAGACAGTACTTGAAGTCTGTTCTATCCTTGCCTCACGTGGCTGGACACGTGACGAACTATCGCTTATCTGGGGCGGACAGAAACTTATCGAAGCATCCGACTGCTTTACTTCGCACGAGATGTCCAGTATCCTTACGCGTGCTAAGCAAGAGCAAGCGAAGTACATGGCGGAGTTTGACTCCGAACCGGAGGATGAATACTTCTTCCTCTCCCGTAAGGAGAAGGCTAAGTTCAAGCGCACCCGTGAGTTTAACAAGTCACGTCTGCGCCGAGGCCAAACCAAGGCCGAACAAAATACCCGTGTCGCTTGGCTCAAGCAGTTCGAACTCGACAAGCAGACAGACATCGAACGTCACAAGGAAGTCAAGCGCTTCCTCGCAGACGAGACACTCGGCTGTATCTTCACGTTCTCTGCCGGTGGCACAGGCATTGACCTTGACAACCAGATCGAAGGCGGACGTCCGCGCACCTTGATCGCCACGATCTGTTACTGGGCTGAAGAGTTTCTTCAGGCCTTCGGACGTTGCGCCCGAATCATGACTAAGTCTGACGTTGAGCACGTCATTCCTATGTTCAACAATACTATCACAGTGGCGCACGTACTGCCGCGCCTTGAACCTAAGCTTCGATCTATCAAGACCTTGACCGGTATCGACGGTGACCTCGAAGACATCCTTGCCGCAGAGATTGTCAAGCGCAAGGGTAAGTCTGCTATCGCACAGTCTGTGTCTGCTGAGACTGATGAGCTTCCTCCGGCGGAGGAAGAAGAGGATGACGAAGATGACGAGTAACACCACCCACTTATGCCAATCCCCCTAAGAAAAGGCGTCGGCCCTAAAGTTCCGCACGCTGTATCTGTCGCTGCCCTCCGTGCAGAGATAGCGCACATCAAGCTTACCTCCCAAGGTAAGCTAGTCACTTCACAGTACGTGACAGAAGATCCTTTCATGAAGGATCAAGTCTCGCTTGCCGAGCAAGTCCGTGACATGTCTATGCCTGTCCTTATTGTAGGCGAGTCAGGCACAGGCAAGGATGTCCTTGCGCAGATGATGGGCGAGCGCTACACAATCGACCCAACCACAGGTCTACAGTCTAAGCAACCCTTCGTAGCCGTGAACTGTGCAGGCATTACCGATACTCTCTTCGAGTCAGAGATGTTCGGTCATGTACGTGGTGCGTTTACCGGTTCAGTAGGCGCACGGAAAGGTTTCTTCGAAGCAGCGAACGGAGGCACCCTGTTCCTCGATGAGATAGGTGACCTACCATTAAGTCAACAAGCTAAGATCCTACGTGCTATCCAGAATAAGGAAGTTATTCCTGTAGGCAGCACCGAGCCTATCCATATCAACGGTCGTCTGATCTGTGCCACGAATAAAGATCTTAGGAAGTCTATCCTCGACGGACAATTCCGTGAGGACTTGTACTACCGTATTGCTAAGGTAATCGTACGCACTACACCTTTGCGTGATCGTGTCATAGATGTACTGCCTATTGCATCTGCTATCATTCAGCGCAATGGCTGGACACCTCTTGGTGAACTAGGCGAGGGTGATCATATCATTCCAAGCTGGGCCTACGATCGTGGTAATGTCCGACGACTCGAAGCCTGTCTACAACTGCGTGAATTAGGTATGGAATGGAAAGACATTGAAGAACAGTGGAACTGGTAACCTCTTACACTTATGCCCGTCCCAATCAAACGTCCCGCGAACTATTCTGAATCCGGCCGGTCACACACAAACATGACCGGCTACAATATGGAAGACGCACTTGCCCTTGTGCGCCTGCTCCTGCGTTGGCGACACGGTAAGTTCCAACCACTTATCATTTCACAAACCCATCTTCTTGTTCGCCCTGCTACTCTACGAATCTACATCTACAACTCCAAGACATACATCAATGAAAACCCTTCAACCTTCACGCAAGAGATACGTGATCTTGCGGCCCAGATGGCCGTTCGCCTACAGCCCAATGGTGTATATATTGTACGCCCTCCGCGCATTCTTCTACGGCACGCCCATGAAGAAGCTGCGAGCGTCGCGGCGCTGAAAGGACAAGACTACAAAGGCCGTCAACTATTCCTTCATTGGATCTCTTCGCCGCACGAGCAAGGAGAATATGTAGATATTCCCGGCAGCTTTACTGGACCGGACTTAGGTTTCTTTGAAGGTATGCAGAAAGAATACGCTAACATCGTTAGCGTAGAGTTCTCACCTGAGAATGTACGAGTGATATGGATTGGTAAGAGTACGAAAGAAAGTGATGAGTCACCGTGGTAAATTTATGAACGCACAGAATAAACTCCCTACCACAATCGACGAACTCCTCGACTACCCAACCGCAGCCGAGGACATGACAGACCAACAACTTACAGAACTCCTTCGTCCATTCTTCCCAGCCACACGCCCCGGCAAGCTACTAGCTGCCAGTGCAGATGCTGTAGGTCGCATGTCTGCGGCTATGTCGGACGAAGATCTTCTGGCATTGGCAAGGAAACGTAAGGCTGAAAGAGAACAGAATAAAACAACATGAAACTATTAACCTTAGAATGGATACCACGTAAAGTAACACAAGGTCTGACGACCTGCTACCAAGGTGACGCCTGTCAAGTTGGCCCATACAAAGCCTACATAAACAACAGTGACAAGCCACATAGGTACCAACTACCTTATGTCTTGTATCTATCTTGCCGGACAGACCAAGACAAAACCACCTATCACACCACCATCGAAGAAGCCAAGCAAGTAGCCACTCAAGAACTCTCAGAGAACGTACATAAACTCTGTACTGAATTAGGATATATTTTATCATGCACTTCGAATACATAGAAGAACAACTCCCAGACGTCCCAATCCTCTACCTTAACGCCTCATCCCTTAAGGTTACCGCTTGCCGCAGACACTACGGCATGATGGTCAACGGATACCAAGGCGTTGACGGAGACACAACACAACGTGACATCGGTTCGGCAATGCATAAGTTTGCCGAACTGTTCACCCGCACCGGCGACCATGCTGAGTCCGTACTTAAAGCCTCTCAAGCATGGCCTCAAGTAGCGCGACAAGTTATCATTGCCGCTGCCGCGCGCCGACAAGACGTAGTCCTTCCGCCGCCCATCATCCTTGAAGGCGAACCGCTCGTAGAGATTAAGTTCTCTATCCCTTGGTTCCTAGTCACCGAAGCAGGACAACCTGTCTGTCAGATTATCCTGTGCGGCACAATGGACCACCTAGGCCATGACGGCGCTGTCCGCCTTATCGACTACAAGTCTACAGCCTATGCTGTAGTCAAGTACGCACTCGATAAGTACAAGCATGAGACACAGTTCATGTTCTACATGTCAGTGCTCCGTAAGTTCGGCCACCGCATGTTACCGTTACACTTACACAACCTGATCGTTGAAGGTAAGTTCTCTTCTCAAGTCTGTATCATTCAGACTTCAGCCAAGGAACCACGCTGGTCTCTCGGACCTAAGTCGTACATGACAGAGGATCAGTACAACTTGTACTTCCAGATGTTGGAAGACCTTCTTCCTACTTTGGTGCGCTCGTTCCGTGACTCCTCTTATGCGGCGCCCGACGGCATGCTCCGAAACGCCTGCCAATACTGTGGCTACAAGTCCTACTGTTACGCTAAGGACTCACACGAAGCTGGCCTTGCGCTTGCTTCATTCAAGATTGAACCTTATAATCCTATCAAAGATAGATCACAATGAGCCTTGTACTTGGTAAACCTGTAGTGAAACCTCCCCTCGTCTCCCCAACGGCTGGCGCGCCCGTCGCGCCGGCCGCTTCCGGAAGCCCCGCGGCTGGATCTTTCCCTCCTCCCGGCTCGCCCCTCGGGCCCGTCAAGACTAGCCAGTCATTGCCTCCACTTCCTGCGAACATGGATCGCCGTAAGCCTGTGGCAAACATCCTTATCGTTGGTGAATCTGGCACAGGTAAGACTAGATCCCTTAAGGATCTTGATTGGGCCAGCGGCACCATCGCCTACATTGACGTTGAACGCAAGGGCTTTGACTGGCAAGAGCGTATCCCTGAGGATTGCTTCTTCCCTGTTAAGAACTATACCGAATGCATTCAGGTAATGGATCACGTCGAAGCCAATCCTAAGTTTACGATTGGCGTCGTTGATTCGTTCTCCTTCGTCAACGCTTCGGCTCACGAAGTATTCAAGGTATCGCATACTGGTTACGATATCTACTCCGCTCTCACTTCTTCTGTCAAGAAGTTCCTTGAGAAGTGTAAGTCTAAGCGTGTGCGCTGGATTGTTACCGCTATTCCTGAGTTCCTTACTACTGACTCTGGGGGCAATACATTCGGCGTACTTATCAAACGTGCTGCTGTCATCGGTAAGGAATGCGAAGGCACTGTCGAACAGCAGTTCTCCTACGCAGTCTATACCAAGGTTGTACCTAAGGCTAACAGTAAGCCTGACTACTTCTTCTCTCTGTACTCTGACGGCAAGTCACAGGCTAAGATTCCTGAGGGCGTGACTGATCTGTTGCAGATGAATAATTCTGTGGCTGAGTTGTTGAGGTTGATTGAGAAGGCTGAGTCTGGTAAGTGACTAACACAACAGCCTACCTGCGGGTAGGTTGTAGCTAGTTACTAATCAAATAAAGTTATGAAACCACACGAACAACGAGTAGTAGATGAACGTAACGAATTGAAGGTTAAGCTTACTAAGCTTAATGACTTTCGTAAAACTGACACATATAACCAATTGCCCGGTATGGATCAAGCCTTGCTCGACGATCAGTCAGCAATCATGGGTGAATACATTGACATCCTTGATGCACGCATCGCGCGCTTTCCTAAAGATTAACAAATACCATTATGAAAAAACAAACCACTAAGTCCAAGCCTGTCAACGTCTACCTCGATCACGTAGCTGGAGTTCAATACTCCGACTATCAACTCATCTCCATCAAAGCTGGTGACGAGATTGAACTACGTCGCGAGACCTCTAATCCTGTAGATTCCTCGGCAGTCGCAGTCTATATCAAAGACACTCGAGTCGGCTACATAAAGCGTCCACACAACCAACGACTCATTGGACTCAAGCGTGATGGCGCTAAGTTCGCTGGACGAGTAGTCTCTTACAACAAGAACAATCCTTCGTGGCAGGCTATCGTTATCTCTGTGGATGTGACGTTGCCTGAGGCGAATGAGAAGGATGGAGAGGTCCTATGAAATTAGATGAGATCCTCATCATTAAGAATCAACCAGCATTTGAATTGGTGCCTGACAGATTAACTATCGCTTCACGCTTGCTAGCAGCGATGCTTGCTTCAGGAAAGTATGAGCGCCACTTTATTGACGCTGCCGTACCTGATGCTGTAGATCTTACAGATAAACTAATCTCTTGTATCAAAGAAACACAAAAATGAAAACCCGTATCATCTCCACAACGCTACCTCACATCTGGGTAGACCCTAACAATAACGAATGCACGGCAGATGTGTTCGGCGCCCGACTACTTACAGCCGAAGAACTTACCATCTACATCGCTCGTGTCTCTAACCCTTCCAACCAAACCAATACCGATACAGCACCAAAGCTCTTAGCTTACTGTATCCGTAACGGACATTGGTCTGTGTTCGAACATGTGCATATGACGATTGAGATTGAGACATCTCTTGCTATTGCTACACAGATCTTGCGCCACAGGAGCTTTACGTTCCAGCAGTTCTCGCAGAGGTATGCGGATATTGCAAAATTGAATAGCACTACATTGACAGATGAAGATCTTGAGATGCGCTGGAAAGCCAATGGCGGCAACAGGCAAGGCTCAGGAAATGTTGTAACAGATCAGGCTCTATTGCATAAAGCCAATGAAGCTCTCGACAGCGCCTGTTACGTGTACCGCGATCTCATGTCCGCTGGTGTCGCACCCGAATCCGCACGCTTCGTCCTCCCTCAATGTACAAAGACCCGTCTCTACATGACAGGTAATCTCCGCTCATGGATCCACTACCTTACCCAACGTCTTGACCCACACACACAAAAGGAGCACCGTGAAGTTGCTGAGTCTATCCTCGGACATTTCAAAGGACAGTTCCCAATGACATATGAAGCCTGCTGTAACATTGAGATTCCTGCGCGTAAGTTGTTTCCATCTTAACTTGGCACGCCCATAGCTTACATAGAATTACCTGCGTTGGGGCGCAGTCTGTCACGTGTGTGACAGATAACAGCAACTGATAGTCTTGGTCAGAGTCGATTAGTTGCTGCCAATTTCGACCGAGTGGTGAATGGGAATCACGTTAGGTTGCTTAGCCGCTCGCTAACATATGCAGGTTCGAATCCTGCCTCGGTCATCAGTTTAGTCAGTCGAATGCCCGCATGAGTACATTTGTTAAATAGACCTCATGCAACTTTTGTCGACTGGCGACTTTGACCACACGATAAGTGGGTACGCTGTTCGTACCTTTGTTGTTCTGCTCCTGGGTCGCTTATCGTGTGGTCTTTATCTTCGCCTTGAAAAACAGGCTGCCTAGTAGTGTAGGTGAATGAGTACAAGGTGCGACCGAGCGCCAGAGAAAACACTACATCGGTCATTTTGACAACCTGCCATGCTGCACAGGGAGAACCTGTGAGGGAGTAGCGTTGAGGAGCGCTGTGTGGAGTTGGACCTCTCATGAAACAGCAGGTTGTCTTTAGATTTAGCTAGGTGATAAGTACGCTGTGAACGTAGCAGCAGAAAGGCATCAAGCTCCGGTGTAAATCCGGCGAGCACCGTGCGATATGCGGACGATTTCCTAACGGAAAACAAGAAACAAAACAAGTAACCAAAAGATAACATGGCAATCGTACGCAAGTCTAGTCTCCCTGACAACTCTGGCCCTATCCCGCAGACTGTCTACACCTTGGCGATTAAGTCTGCCGAGCACAAGAAGTCTGCGAATAACTCAGACATGCTGGTGATTACCCAGCAGATTGTCTCGCCTGCCAATGTGCCGCAGGAAGGTAAGAACGTTAAGACTGCCGGGCGCACCGCGGTTCACCGTATCGTGGCGACCGACAAGTCTAACCTGTGGGTTAAGGAAATCGAACAGTTGCTCGGCACTGAGCTTCCGGAAGACCTCGACACCGAGGAAGTCTGTAAGTCTGCGGCTCTGGCGCTTAACCCGTCCGACGAGAATCCGATCCAGTACCTGATTAACGTGGAGCTTAAGCCCGTCGAGCGTTACAAGTTCGATCCGGCTACGAAGA